AACCCGCGCTGGTACACTTTCTCCAGGACCATCGTTCACAGGTGACATTCAACAGTGGTATCAAGGTCTGCTTGAGACAGTAACAGATGCAGCAAACACAATTCACAAGAAGACACTTCGCGGAAGTGGTAACTTCATTGTGACTTCACCAGAAGTTTGCACAATCCTTGAACACGTAAGTTCATATCGTACAATGTACAAGATGGACGGAGACGGTCAAGTTAAAGAAGGAATGTCAATCGGAGCCGAAGCTGCCGGTACTTTGAACAACAGATATGTTGTGTACAAGGATCCATACTTCCCATCAAACAAGATCTTGATCGGTCTTAAGGGAAATACCTTCCTTGAATCAGGATATATCTACGCTCCATACGTACCACTTATCTTGACTCCAGTGATCTACGCACAAGATGACTTTACTCCACGTAAGGGAATCATGACACGTTACGGTAAGAAGATGGTTCGCGCTGACTTCTACGCAACAGTTACAGTGCTAGACATGAGCATCATATAGCCCAAAAATAAGGCAGAAATAAAAAGGAGTGTTGAAAGACGCTCCTTTTTTTTATTGAAATAATGTACAAAAATAGTGTAGATGGTGGAATTTACAAAATTGTTAACAAAATTAATAACAGAATTTATATTGGTTCCACTAAATCTTTTAAAACAAGATTCAAAAATCATTATAATACTTTAACATCTAATAAGCATCACAACAAATTTATGCAAAATGACTTCAATAAAACATTTTGTGAAAATAATTTTTTATTTGAAGTAATTGAAATAGAAAATGATAAAAATAAAAGATTTGAAAAAGATCAGCATTATATTGATAAACACTATGACAATCAAAAACAATGTTATAATTTATCAAAGAATGCAAATCTAAGTCGTGAAGGTTTAAAAAACAAAAAAACTCCAAATGTTTCAATAGACAAAAGATGTAAATCTCCAAGTGCAGAAATTTTAAACAAAAGAACGGCAAAAATTAGAGAAGTTAGAGGAACAACTGAATCAAGTGAAAAATCAAAAGTAAGTGCTAAAAATCAATGGGCAAAATATAGCGCAAACATTTCAGTAATAAATTGCACAACTCAAGAAATAGTTCTGATAACGGGAACAGTTAGACAATTTTGTTTATTTCATAATTTATCATACAAATCTTTTAATCAACTTGTCAACAAAAAAATCAAAACATCGGGTGGCTGGAGACTGCTAGAAAACTCATAGTAGTTTCTTAAAAAATGAAGCCTTGGTAATTTCTTACCAAGGCTTTGTTGTTTTCTTATACTTGTGTTCATGGATAATTTAGAAGAAATTATTGCGAAACAAATTCGGGATGAAGTTGACAGAGATATAATATCAACTTTAATCAAATACGGACAAGAAATTGACAATTTAGTTAAAACAGGAATGACAAGAGAAGAAGCAATCCAATACGCTTTTGGAAAAAAACATGAAAACTAACGAAGAAATAATGATAGATTTTCGCTCAACGACAGATCAAAACGAACAACAAAAGCTGTTAAATCAACTTGATGAAGAGTTTGTTTTTAAAGAATTTTATGGTCTTGATTACAGAAAAGAAAAAGAAACCATTGAAAAAGAAATGAAATTTCTTAAATTTTTAACCAAAGCCGGAATGTCTTTTGAAGAAGCTATTGAAGTTGTTGAGCAACAACGAAAATTATCTGTATAATAAAATTTATTATGATAAAAAGATTTTTATCTGCAAATCAACTAAAACCAGTTGATTTTGTAACTGGTCAAAACTTAACCCCATACAAAGGAAAAGATTTTCAACACAAAGATAATGTTTGTCAATTGATTTATGAAACAAGATGTTTCCTTAGTCAGAAAAAAATTTGCAACGCAACATTTTACATTGGAAAAGACGTTCATAGTTTTCTAAACAAACATCCAGATTATCACTACAACGAAATGCTTGGTTGTTTAAAAATAGGAAAAGATATAAAGTTAATTTGCGATGGAAAAACTCCAAAGAACATGATAAGATTCAATGAATACGAAATTGAGGTAAAAAATCTGTGACCACAAACAAAAGACATTTACAATCTTGTCTGGTTCCAAGAAACATAGCTGAAACTTACACTGGATTGAAATTCAAACAGCAAGAAACTCATATCATAAGAGAATTAGAGTATTCAAATGAAGTTCTTTGGTTCAAAAATCTAATCAGACTCACGGCAGACATCAACAAGAAAATTTGGAAACAAAGTAAAGTTACTATAATCGTTGATGATTACTTACTAAATCTTTTCAAGCAAATAAGTTCTTTTTCCAAAGATGGTTCTCATGATGAACACTTCCCAGAGATTGCTTTCAAAAAAGAAAAGTCAAAGAATGATAAAAGAAAGTTCTTAAAACTTGTTTCTCATCAAATAACAATAAACAATAAGTTATTCATAACAATCTTTGATCCTTTTGAAATGAGAGAATGTTCTGTAGATAAAGTAATAACAAAACAATCAATTAAAAAAGATTCTTACTACCCTTCTTTAATAGAACTTTATCAAATTAATCAACTTTTTAACAAAGAATAATAATCTACTTATTCTTTGTTAAAATGATCAAAACCAAACCTATCTTCAAATTATCTTCTTTTCTTAAAGAAGAATTCTCAGAAAAAGATAATATCTCTCAGATGCTTCTTGATAAAGTAATGGATATTCTTTCCAACAACAACATTGCAATTAAAAGAAAAAGAATAAATTTTCAAGGTTTTACTATCAATGCTTCCCAGGTAAACAATGATCCTCCAGCCAATCCTTACCTTTGGAATGTTGAATTTATTTTTGATCCCACAAAAAACATGTCAAAAATCGGTTTAGTGTGCCATGATTGGATGAAAATAGAAAGAGAAAAACAAATACTTGTTAATTCAAACAACTTAGATTCATTTGAAGATGAAGTTCAGATGCTTATAAGAGAAATTGAACATGACAAACAACTCTTGAGAGAACATGATTTTATTCTTCCAGTTCAGGAGATAATAAATGACATTATAATACAAGAGCCATCACACAGTTTTCTTGGAAAGAAAACTTGGCAAGTAGATTACAAGTTGATGCCAAATTCTACAATGCATTGTTATGTCTTAGAAAATGGCAACAGAGTTATTTTTGATATCTTTGTAACTCATGTATTGGTTATACAAAGTTTGCAAGAAACTTTTGAAGAAAGTTCTAGTGAAGACTCTGAAGATTGGGAACAAGATTTTATGGATGAAGAAACCGCTGGTATTTTTGTTTCAGACGAAACACCTAGAAGATTTCGCGAGGTCTTAAGTGATTATTTTACAAACATGCAAAGAGAGTTTGTTGCTGGCAGAGTTTCTCAAGCAGACCTTGGGATCTCTTAAAATAAACTGCACTTTATTCTTTCCTAATCTCCCCACACTTTCCCACCCAACTTCTTCTAGTTAATTGCAGATTAATTTCGCAATGATAACAACCATCAAAGAAACCGAAGAACATCAACGTCAACTTGGTTACTCCGGCAAACCAAACAAAAAGACAGCAAGAGAAATTTTATATGCTTATGTTTCAAAAGGAAAAACTTACTTTTCCTACGATCCAGATGCTCTGACAAAAAACTTCGGTAAAGATCGTGGATTGTTTAATGTAGAAAGAGTAAGACAAGTTTCTCGTTCAAAGATATTTCTTGATTTTACTAAGAGAACAATATATGTTGCTTTTGCATTCTTAAAAGATTCTTCTGCTTATATTCAACTTGAAGGAATTTTGGAAGTATTTCCTGAGTTTGGTGGATTTGAAGTTGTGGAGCAAAAGTACGAAGGATCTTACGATGAAAAGTACAAGAAACTTGGAACGTTATTTTCTCTTGTTTCAGGAGCAAAGGAAGTTTCTGGAGAGTCAGAAGAGTATCTTCCTGGTGAGAAGCGTGAAATCAAAGCTCCAACCTACAACCGTTACCAGTTTAAAATCATTGAAGATGTTCAGGCTACAGACTGGTATCACGTCACAAGAAGAAGATTTTATAACGCAATTAAAAGAGCAGGTTTAATTCCTTCAAAAGAGTTTCAAAACCCACAGGATCACGGATGGACTCAGTGGAACTTTAATCTTCAAAATGCTGTTTACCTTACTCATGACGTTGACAGAGCTAGAAAGATAGCAAAAGCAGTAAGTGACAAATACGGTGAAGATACAGTTGTCTTAATGGTTGATGGCTCTGGTCTAGAAGACAGAAAAAAAATTGTTATTGACGAAGACGCAATTCATGAATATGAAGCTGATGTTGGAATGGGAAAACCAGACTACATTCACTCCATTGTTGGTGCACCGTTTTCAATTGGATATAAAGGAATTATTCCTTCAAGATTTATTCAGTTCTTTGAAAAACATGAACTTGAACAACCAGAATCACCATATGAAGTATCGGAAGACGGTACAGAAATTATCAAATACGGTGAACACTGGACAGATGAACCCACCATTGCAAAAATAGTTAAACCAACAATGAAACCAAAACAAAACGTGATTGAATCATTTATATTTGAAGCTTTGAACTTAAAAGAAATCATGCCAGATCTAGAAGGTAAAATGCAAGATCTTCTAAAAAACAATCTTCCATATTCATTTGTCAAAGATGAGTGGGATGTATCAGAGTTTTTAAACTTGGTTACTTTTAACAACAATGAAGATGGTGGATCCTGGTGGACTTTTGACCTTGAAATTACACCAGACGACATTCTTAGATTACAAACTTCTTCTCAAGATGTTTTTATTATTTATTTGCAATCAGAAATGCCTTGTAATGAGGAGAATTATTTGGAAGTCTTGGAAACATGTTTTGATGATTTGGTTTCAAAACTTAAAATTGAAAAAAATAGAAGAAATGAGCCAGAAGTGTTTCTTCCAATGGATCAGTTGGACAATTTAGTAATTGGTCAAAACTATGGAAAGATAACAAACTGGAAACGTACTTCTTTGCTTAAAAGCAAAGAACAAAATTGTTATGCAATCCGCTATGAAGGAACAAAAGCAAATCAACCAGTTAAGATAGACATTATTATTTATGATCGTGTAATGTGGTTGAGATTTCCTGGCACACCTCTTGAAGCCATTTCGCAATCTTACAGTGACAGAAGAAATCTTGAGCAAAACAGTGAAAACATAGATGTTATTCGCAGTAGAAACCAACAGGTTGTAGAAGCTTTTAAAGATTTGTTGGTGCAAGGTGAAAAGACAATGAAATGGATTGGGGTTCCAATCCGTGCTATTTAGAAGAAATGTCTAAGTTAATTAAAGAATTTTTAGATTCCTTGAAAGAATACGAAACTCCAAAACCACCAAAGTTTGAACTTGAAACAAAGATTCAAATGATGGCAAGACTTGCAGTAGTTTCTGCCGTGCCTCAATCTGTCCAAGTGTCAGATGTTTTTTCTGGTCGCGAATCTCCAAACCTTAAAGTTACTTTTCGTGATTCAAAGTTGAGTTTAAACGGATGGTTTGCCTTCAAGGTTCTACCAACTCAAGAAGTTGAGATAGTTTGTGAAATTATGAAAAGAGAACCAGAGCAAGGTTTGAAAACGGACAGTCAGAAAATTCTCGTAAAGTTTGAAAGAATGGATATTCCTTTTGTAAAACAACTATTGTCTCATACAATTTCAGAGCTTTACACAAAAACTTTGCACAATGTTTTAGGAACAAACAACATGAAACAAAAAATGAAACCATCACTTTCTGTTACTGGAGAAGCAAAAAACAACAAATTTTCTTCGGTTCTTTTTGAAAATGACTCTGTAGAAAATAAGCAATATCAAAAACTGTTTGACACAGCTTTAGAAGGAACTCAATGGATTGCTACAAGTTTTCAAAATCCTTGGAAAAACTACTGGACAGCCAATATTGAACCATCTCACGAAGTAAAAAATCACAGAGATTTTAAAGTTAAATCTGCGGAGTGGAGCAACTACGACGAAACAGATTCAACACCAACGTCAGATGATCTTTATCATGATGACAAGTCTGTTCGCGGAAGAATTGAACTAATGAAACAAAAAGACGGTTCTTATACCTTGGATTTTTATCCGGGTTTCAAACAAACAGTTACAGTTTCATCCCCAGAAGAAATCGTTTTAGCAATCAGAAAACATCTGGATCTTTTGAAGAATGGCAAGATGGCGCAAGTATCCGAAGCATCTGTAATGCCAACAGATGACTATTCTTCTCCAAACGATCAGTATGTTGCTCATAAAGAAAAACAGAAAAACAAAAGAGAAGGTGAACAAGGTTACGATCACACTTCAGATTTTCTAAATTCTTTGTCAACACCAAACAGAATTACAACCAATCCTGGTAGAAGATTCTAAACTGAGATTAAAAGGATTTATTTAAATGGAATACAAAGATGACGGAGCTTGGGTAAACAAATTTCAAGCCCTTAGACAGCAAAACCAAAATAAGAGAACTGGTAGAAACGTTGTAACCGAAAGACCAGAATCTCCAAATCAGCGTTTGGCACAACAGGGAATAACACCACCTCTTCCGCCTGGAGGTATGCCTGCAATTAGAAGTTTTAATACTCAAGCTCTAGAAAATGCTGGACAGATGATGGCAATGCAAGCACAACAATATGGAAACATGCCAGATAATGACTATGCAATGCCAATGATACAACCACAGCAACAAATGATGCAACAACCACAAGTTCAACAGCAACAACAAGCTCCTGTTCGTTTGAGACTTGGAAATCCCATGTTTCAAAAACTAAAGTTGAACGGGTTTGCTGAAGGTGGGCCAGTTATGCTTTGTAGACAATCAGGCCAAATTCCACAAGGAATGGAACAACAGGAGTTTGTGATTCGTGGAGTGAGAAATTGTTATGTGGTTCCACTTAACGAGACAAGAATTGATCTTCAGGTTATCAACAACTCTTCTCATCTTTGGACTCAGTTGGTTGAGGTTGTAAATGGCTTTGGTCAACCGTACCTTGTGCCACAACAAGCTTTGTACAGAGTTTCTGGACAACAAGGAGGAAATGGTCCTCAAGTAATGTCTGATTCAAGAATGAACAATGGCAACAGACAACAGCCCGCTTCATCATTCGGCAAGAATATACTTTTTGGATAATAATTATCCTTAAAGGAAATAGCAACAAATGCGTCCAACTTCAATTTTTCAACCAGACAGCAATATGTCTCCACTGGCAATCTACGCTTTGATCAAACACAATGTACATGATGTTTTAACTGACAGTCATCTTGGAAATGAATGGTTTTCATCTTCGGCAAGAACAGACAGAGCCAAGATTGTGTCTGGAGAAGAATGCTATTTTGATTTTGTTCTTAGAAAGCCAGAATACACAGTAACTTTAAGAACAGTAATTGTTCCACAAGAAAATTATAAAGTTAAAATATCATGTGCAATTGTTGGAAATACTGAGAGAAGATTTGCTTCTGCACACAAAGATATTCAACATGGTTTTGATGACATGGAGGTCAGAGAAGCTGTTCATGAATGTTTAACACAGGCTTTGCGTAAACTTGGAAAATTAAAGATAAATGTTGGGGAGTCTGTTGCCGCGACTGTAGAAATGAAAAAATTCCTGAAGGAAGCTCTGTCAGGAATTTGAAACGCTAGAAGATGTTGAAAATACGCCCGCTAAACTTTTTTGACCAAATGCAATAAAAGTTACAAGATTCATTGCCTGGGTGAATGGTCCAAGATAACTTTTAAAACCACCCACTTCTTTCAAAGACAAAAATCCAAAAATCATTACTGCAACATTGATAAGCAAAGCAAGGATAAAGCCTTTTCGTGCGTCTATTTGCCATCTGTTTACAAACATTTTGTAACTAAAAACCAATGCCACGAAACAGAACAAAACAAACAACATGTTGAAGATTAACATCATATTATTTGTATGTATGTAGGTTGTTGTGGTTTCTACTAGACTGATTCGTTAAAAGAAGTAAACAGACCAGAGTGTTTGTAACTCCACACTTCAAAAACTTTATTTGTTGTGGGATTTTTTAAAGAAAGAATAACCTGTCCCCATCTTCCGGCTTTCTTCATGTGAGAGACAACTTCAAACACACCAACAAATTCTTTATTTTTTGAATCAATTGAAACTTTTTTTGGAGGATTGGTTTTAGAGAACATTTCTTTGATTTTTAAATGCATGTCCATGTTCTGCGCTGCTGGCGCAGACGAGTTTTCTATTTCGCTCAAAGACCCAAAAAAATCTCCGTTTAGTTTTATGCTACAAATACTCTTGTTATCTTTTGTGGAAAGTTTCATTTGATTGTTGTTTTCAACGTTTTGAAGCGTTGCAACTAAACACATTCCATTTTTGCCACGACCAGTAACAACTTCTAGAACCTTGTAAGTACCGGAAGCAGCACCAGCCACAGAAACACAATTCAACTCAAGAGAATCACCCGATTTAGCTGCTTTTAATACGTTTCTTAGTTGTTCTTTTTCCATACGTTTTCGTTATATCATCTCCTGTTCCTTATTCGTTTATCTGTCTCTTAATAAAAGTTAGAAGTTCTTCAATGGAAGTAACCATAACAAAATCTTCTTTTCCTTTCATTACTAATTTGCCGTTGATTGCTAAGTTAATTTTGTTGTCGGACACCCAAATTGAAACTTTGCTTTTATCGTCAAACTTTTCTATGTTCATCTTGATTTCTTTTCTTAAAGATAAAATAGAGAGACAAAACCGAGTTCTGTTGAACAGAGTGCATCACGTTGGGAGAAAAGTCAACCTGTACCTTAAATAAAGTGCAGTTTACTTCTGGGTTGGGAGTGTGGGAATGTTGTTGGAGTGAGTTTGGATAAAGTGCAGTTTAATCTGAAAAGACTAAATTAGATGTTAGTCACGAGTTGAGTGGAAGCCTTCGCCCGGTTCCTGATTAACGAACTCTCTAAAAACTTCTGGAGTTAGGTGAGAGAGATAGAAAGCAACGTCGCTTGGAGCAACTCCATCTTTCAAGGCTTTGATAATTGTATCTTTGTTGCTTGAAAGTATCTCTTCTTTGCTTCTGCCGAGGTCGGTATAATCTGTTCCAATATAATCAGCAACTTTTCTTATTTGGTTTCCAAGTTCGCCTTCGTCTACTTCGTTATCATTTTGATCTGAACCTTGAAAGTAAGAAAGTTCCTGAGCATCTGCTGGATCATTTGTTTCTGGTTCATCCATTCCAAAATCAAGCAGTGCACTGTCAACAAATTTTTCTAAAAGTATATTAATTTTCATTGTAATAAACCTATTAGTATTGTAGAACGAAGTTATCAAAGCGAATTGTTAGTGAAATTTCAATCATGTCTGAACCTTCACTTGTAAGATCACCAAAATTTGCTTCTGTTACGAAAGCGCCTTTAATGTCCCAAAGTTCCACCTGAGTTCCAACTGGATCTAGAACTCTAATCTGTACGTCTCTCTTGTAGAAGTCCGCATAACCAGCACGTCCAGAAACAGATTCATAACAAAGTCTCAACCATTCCATAACCTGTTGACTTCCTGAAGGTGAGATTGGATCGTGGAGTGTTACTGCCATTGTTCCAAAAGTTGTTTTCCCTGCCACGTATCTTGTTGTGTTAATCCAGTTGATTGCAACTTCTTCTGTGGTTACTTGTGGTCTTGCTGCTGACTTAACAAGAAAACTATCAATTCCTTCAATTGCCAAGACATACTGTCTTTTGGCTTTTGGTTGGAACTTAACAGGATTCATGTCTTCTACGGGTAAGGTTCTTGCCATATTGTTTTAACTCTTTTTGATAGATATTTCTTGTTTTTAGTTCTTGTACAAATAAAACAATCTTTGTACAAGAACTAAATCAATAATTTAAGTTTGTTAGGGATTAGAAAGAAAGGAAAGATTATTTTTGAGCTAGGGTTTCTTTGGCAACTTCAAGAATTGAATCATCTTTTGATGAATACCATTCTTTAAGAAGTTCTTCTGTTTTTTGAAAGTCTGCTTCTGTTAGTTCTGCAACAGACTTGTATTTTTCAAGATCTTTCACAGAAACATCTTTCTTTTCGGTAAGGACTTTTGCAAACTTAACTGCAAGTTCTTGTCTGTCAGTTAGTTGTACAGAAGGTGTTGCTGATTCTGTTACGACAGTTTGTTCTTGTTTTTGTGACTTTGAATATCCCAAATCTTCACAAATTGCTGCTTTGGCAGGAACTCTAGAAATTTTATTCATTTCTTGAAGTTTTGACTCAACAATACTACGAACTTTTTCTTTAAGTTCTTTACTCGTAATCTTGATGGTGCCCTTGCTGCTGTTGTTTTTCTTTTCAGAAGCTTCTTTTACTATCTTCTGAAATTGTTTCTTTGTAACTTTAATTGTCTTTGTCATGTTTCAATCTTTCTGTAGAGTTAATTATTTGATTAACCTACTTGAGCTCCTACGTTGTTGTTCAAAACGAAGTCAAGAGATACGAATTCTAGAGTCTTGGTTGGTGCAACCCAAATTTTGCCTCTAATTGTCTTGTTTTGGATATCTGCTTCTGTGGTTGTCGTTGTGTCAATATCAACCTGAAAGTTATCCACGCCTTTTTGAGTCTTGATTTCACGAAGAATTGGAGTTACCAAATCCTTGAATTGTTGAAGAGTTGCTTCTCTGTTTTGTTGAAACAAAACTCTGAGCGCAACTTTTCTAACTCTTCTTCTCAATTCAATCAAGAGACGACGAACGTTAATTCTATCAAATGCTGATGATTTTGCAAGAAGTGTTTTCTGTCCCCAAACCACAGGACCACGACCAGGGAAAGTTGTTAGAGAATTGATTGATACACTGTACAACGAGTCAAGATTTTCTTGATTCAACTGAACAGCCACACTATCTGTAGTTCCAAGAGCGCCTCTTGAGAAACCTGCTGGAGCGTACCATGGGTGAGCCAGGGCATCGTTCTTTCCAAATGCACCAAGAACAGCAACAGATGGAGGAACTTGAACCAAACTTCTGTTGACAGTATCTCTCAAAATAACGTCTGGAAAGTAAGCTGCTGCATAACTTGAGTTAAGGCCGCGATTTCTAAATCCTGAAACTGTGTTTTTGACGCTGATCTGTTGAGAGTCTGTTGTAACTTTTGAGTTGATGTAGTCTCTCTGTTCAATGTCCATGACAAACAAAGCATCAAAACGATTTTCTACCATGTTTGTAGCCAAGTCTGTAAGATATGGAACACGAATATCAGGCATTGCCAGAAGTTGAATTGAGGTTTCTGAAATGTCGCTTAGAATGTCAAGAGCTTTTGTGTAACTTTTGACAGTTGGTCCGTTTGTTAATCCTCTGTTTGCGTATTCCATCTCTTGAGTGACGGCAGCATTGGAAAAAGTTGTGCAATCTTCATCAAACACACGAACTCCATCAAAGCCACCTTCTGCAAACAAAGTAAACTTTGCCACGTTTCTTACTGATGGTTCTGTAAGATCTGAAACTCTTAATGCTCTTGTTAGATCAGATGTGTTTGTTGGAATTGAACCAGTTCTCACATATGTCCAATTTTCAAGTTGAGTTACATCTGGAAGAGAGGTGTTTGAGTTGTAGATAACCTGTACTTTTTCAAGAGAGAATGCGTTGTTGCAGAACAAAGATGCATCCAGCACACCATTTTCAGGAGTTGAAGCAGTTCCTTCATTGTCTCTCACAACAACATTCATCCAAGTTGTTTGAAAGTTTGGATAATACTTGTTGAATGATTCAATTGAATCATTGAAGATCAAAGAGTTGTTGGGTGTTCTTGGATCAACAACGGTTTCAAACTGTACACCCCAGTACAAATTTCTATCTGCTCTAACCGAACTTCGTCCACCTTTGGTTAAGTTTTTTCTAAATGGAACTGGTGGCTGAATTATCTTCTGTGTTGGGTTTGAACCTTGAAGATAGTTTGTGTCAACCAGGGCAGGAAACACAGCAGTACCAGAAGTAACCAAGTGTTGATGACCACCAAAAGCAACTGGAAGTGCAGTTGGATTCATCTCTTCGTTTTTTACCAAGTCAGAAATTTCAACACGAATAAAGTTTGAATTGTTGGAATATTCTCCAGTTGTTACAAGACGTTGCTTGCCTTCAGAAGTGTCAAAGTTAAAATAAGTGTGATTGTCACCAATTATTTTTCCAATGTAGTTTGATGAATTTGGATCAAGATTTAATCCTCTCCACTGTTCTAGAATTACTTTTGCATTGTCATTGTCATAGAAATCTCTAACAACAACATCAAATGTTCCAAATTGATAAGTGTCGGTTGTTGATGGGGCAATGTTTTCAATTGAAAATTTGGCTTTTGTATTTGAGGCTGAACCGTCATCCAACATCCAAATTTTAAATAGATTTTGCTGAATTCCACCAAAATTTTGTGATTTTATCCATGGAGTGCTTGCTGCTCTAAATCTGTCTTGAAAATTTTCAAAATTTGGTACAGTTGTTGATCCACTGTTTCTTGAAACTGAACTTGTAAGCAAAAAAGCAATGTTTTCAAGACCATTTCCTAGTTGTGCTGCTCCTGAAACGGCGTTTACAAAACTAGATCCAGTAACATAAGCTTGCTTTGGTTGAATGTCAAAACTTGAATAAAGAACGTAACCAGCTTCTTCCATTTTCAGTGGATCACGGTTGAAAACGTTTCCAAAATAATTTGCAGCATTCAAGTCAAATGAAGCTGTTAAACATCTTGGATAGGTTGCAGTTTGTTTGTGTCCGTTAAGCAACATAACAAACTCCTGTTTCCCAGAAGAAAGATTAACGCTCCCTGAATGAAAACCAAAGAGAGCCCCAGATTGAGCCACGTTGTCTGAAGTTAAACCGCTATCAACATTTGATGCTGAAAGAGTTAAAATAACACCAGAAGCAGCAAACAGAATTCCTCTGGTGATAACCGCCTGTGATCCAAGACCAGCTTCAGAAAAAAATGTTGAACTATAATCTGAATTTTCTGTCATTGCAGCAGCCAAGAAGAATGTTCTTCCTGGACTTCCAAACAAAGAAGGAATTCCAGAAGTTTTAGCAAAAGTGTTGTGTCCAAGAGCGCCAGACAAAGTTACTTGTGGTTGTTGGTCTCCAACAAGAAATCCTGCGCCGTCAACTTGTCCAGTGTTTGTTCCGCTTTGATTTCTTCTTGTTCCTTGACCTGCTCCCAAAACTCTTAATTGCAAAAATGATTGTTGTGTAGACAACCATTCTTTTGCGGCAAGAGCTCCAAATTTTGCTCCTTCAACTGGATTT